AAGAAGTGATAAGTATTCAGTGGATGTATTGTGGAATTATGCTGTAAATACAGGTTGGAAACAGTATGAAATATGGGATATTGTAGAAAATGGTTCACACACATTTTTAGGAACAAATTTTAATTCAGATGAACAAAACACATTAAACTATAAAACAAATACTTTAAAAAATATATAAAAATCACTATATTAAATCAATTAAACAATTATGAAAACAACAATTTATCAAGACTTTAAAAGAATGGTAACATTACCATTAACTGACATCCCATTATTCTTTACAGCTAAATACTATAAAGAAAATTGGAACAAACATTTTAATAATAGCATTCTAATTATGATTCCTATTATGATACTATTAGTACTATTCACAGGAATTACAGAAACTAATTTCTATTTTATGGGAACATTTTGGAATACATCACCTTTAGTAATGTGTTTTGTAGGGTACGGATTAGCATTTAGTGGAAATTACTTAAGAGAATGGTATTTATCTGTTAAAAAAGATGCTCCCTTCTCTTTGGAAGATTGTAGATACGGTGGGTATGCTGGAGCAGTAGTAGCCATCCTACTTAAAATCATAACATTATTCATATAATAGAAACAATGGAAAGAGTAAAAATACCTCAGGAGATTATTAATCAAGTGAAGCAGTTACAGCAAAACAATCAAGCAGTTATAACAGAACTAGGTCAGATTGAATTACAAAAAATAAGAATTAAACACAGAAGAACTGAAGCAGAGCAGATACTAAATACACTGCAGGAGGAGGAAAAAACTTTAGCAGAGTTTCTAGAAAGTAGTTACGGAAAAGGTACTCTGGATATTGATAACGGAGAGTTTATTCCACTTACATAATAGAAAGGGGTTTCGACTCTCCTTTCCTATTTATTACAGAATACAGATAACAACACTATAGGATGGTTTACCAAAACCAGATGATATTTATAATAAATTAAAAAACAAATTTATAAAACATGGCAGAATCAATTATCTCTCCAGGAGTATATACAAGAGAAAACGACATCTCTTATATCACACCAGCACCAATCCAGGCAGGAGCAGCTTTTGTTGGACCAACAGTAAAAGGGCCGGATAACCAGCCTCTTATCGTTACATCGTATAGTGACTACGTAAGAAAGTTCGGTGAAACGTTTTTATCAGCTTCTAACAAACAGTATGAATTTCTAACTTCAGTAGCAGTTAAGAACTATTTCCAAAATGGTGGACAAACAGCTTTAGTAACTAGAATCGTATCCGGAACTTATTTAGGTGCAACTACTACATTTATATCATCATCAGCTAAAGCATCTGTGGAACCTTTCTCTTTAACAACTTTAGGAAAAGGAGTATTATATAATAACGCACCAGGACAGTTCTCAACTACAGGAAGTGCAGTTAATACAGACGGATCTTTAGTATCTGGATCTGCAGATAACGTAAGATGGGAGATTGCTAACGTAAATGACGCATTAGGAACATTCTCAGTACTAATAAGACAGGGAGATGATAATACAAGTAATAAGACAATCCTTGAAACATTTAACGTAAACCTTGATCCAAATTCAGATAACTATATTGAGAAAGTAATAGGTAACCAGTATGTAACAGTAGTAACAGATGGTTCAACATCGTATAACTATCCAGTAGGTGAATATCCAAACTCTTCAAACTATATTAGAGTATCTGCAGTTAATCTTCCGACAAACTACTACCTATCAAATGATGGAGTAACAGTTAATAGAGATGGAGCAGGAGTTTCGTACTCAGGATCACTTCCAATAACTAGCTCAGGTTCATTTTATAATGCATCAGGAGCAGTAGCAGCTGGAGCAACATTCTTCTCTGCAATTAGCGGAAACGGTGCTTCACAGGGAGTTGTAGCAGCAAATTATACAGTAGCACTTTCACTTCTTGCAAATAAAGACGAGTACCAATTTAACATCATATCTACACCAGGATTACTTTACAATAATAGTACATTTACCTCAACAGTAAGTGCTTTTATCTCTTTAGCAGAATCAAGGGGAGACTGTATCGCAGTAGTCGACTTGGTTTCAACAGGATCGCTAGTATCCGCCGTAACAGCACAAGCAGCTACATTAAACAGTTCTTACGCAGCAACTTACTGGCCTTGGTTACAAATTAAATCTGCTACAGGAAGAAACGAATGGACTCCAGCCGGAACAGTAATTCCAGGAGTATATGCATTCACAGATGCTTCATCAGCACCATGGTTTGCACCAGCAGGTTTAGTAAGAGGAGGAATCGGAGGAGTAATTCAAGCAGAAAGAAAATTAACTAAAGGTGATAGAGATACTCTTTACTCAGCAAAAGTTAATCCAATCGCTACATTCCCAGGATCAGGTATATCAGTATTCGGACAAAAAACTTTACAAACTAAAGCATCAGCTTTGGATAGAGTAAATGTAAGACGTTTGCTTATAGAACTTAAGAAGTTTATTGGTGACCAAGCAAGAAACTTAGTATTCGAACAGAATACTATAGCAACTAGAAATAAGTTCTTAGCGACAGTAAATCCTTACTTAGAATCAGTAGTACAGAGACAAGGTCTTTATGCTTACAGAGTTGTAATGGACGATACAAACAACACAGCAGATGTTGTAGATAGAAATCAATTGATAGGACAAATATTCATTCAACCAGCTAAAACAATTGAATTTGTAGTATTAGACTTTACAATTGAACCAACTGGAGCTACTTTTGCATAATTTACTAATGTAGTATATTTATAATAAAAAAATAACAATTAAAAAATAAACAGACATGGCCGTATTGGACCCTAATGAGATAATGTTCAGAGCCTTCGAACCAATGGTTCAACACAGGTTCGTAATGTATATAGATAATATCCCAGCCTTCATGATTAAAAACGTGAAAGCACCTACCTTTTCAGATTCAGAGATCAAATTAGATCATATTAACTCTTATAGAAAACTAAGAGGGAAAAGAAACTGGGAAAATATGTCTATGACCTTGTATTCACCAATTACACCTTCTGGAGCTCAAGCAGTAATGGAATGGGCTAGATTAGGGTACGAATCAGTAACAGGTAGAGCTGGATATTCAGATTTCTATAAGAAAGATTTAACTTTAAATATTCTAGGTCCTGTAGGAGATATCGTAGGGGAATGGATCATAAAAGGAGCTTTCTTAACAAAAGGAGATTTTGGACAATTTGACTGGACATCTGCTGACGGAATAGTAGAGATAGGAATAGAAGTAGCAATGGATTACTGCGTCCTAAATTATTGATGTTGTGTAATTAACTACTACTTTTTAAAACTTATGCCTATTTATAATAAAGTAAATAGGCATTTTTTATGGAACAGTATTTTAAGATTATTAGACAAGTATTACAAGAAGGTAGAGAAAAAGGTAAAGGGACTTATTATGAGGCACATCATATTATTCCTAAAAGCTTTAATAAGAAGTCAACAACAGCACTACTGACACCTGAAGAACACTATACAGTTCATAAAATATTAGCAGAATATTGGAAAGGGCATTCGATTTATAGTAAGAAAATGCTATGGGCTTTTCATAGAATTTCTTTTGACGGTAAGAGAACACTTACAAAAGAAGAGTATGGAGAAGCAAGGAGAATTTTACAAGAGCTATGGCAAAGTGGTAAATCTATTTCTCATAAAGAAAAAATAGCAATTGCACTAAAAGGGAATACAAACAATTCTACAAGAGTATTTAAAGGGATGAAATCGGACATGACAGATGAAGGTAGAGCATCCCTATCAAAAAAAACTTCAGAAAGACTACGAGGAGGAAAGCAATGGTCAGGAGGACCTTACACAGTTCAATTTGAAACAGGGGAAGTTATAACAAAAACAAGCTACCCAGATTTAGCAAAGGCAACAGGAATAAAGTGGACAACCCTACAAAAGAGATTACTAAACTCAAAAACACCAGGAAAATTTTTAAGAGGATGGTTAATTCGAAAAGGGGAGTAGGCTTTGTTGTTTTAAAAAAGTTTTCTTCATATATTTATATATAGAAAAAGTTACTAACAAATAAAATTTATGGAACAAAAGCAAAAATTTCCTACCGAAATGGTGGAACTACCGTCAAAAGGATTACTTTACTCAAAAGATTCTGCACTAGCAGAAGGTAGAATCGAGATGAAATACATGACAGCTCGTGAAGAAGATATCCTAACTAATCAAAATTACATTCAACAAGGAGTGGTTATTGATAAACTACTACAATCGCTTATCGTAACTTCAATCAACTACGGAGATCTATTAGTAGGAGACAAAAATGCAATATTAATTGCTTCTCGTATTTTAGGATACGGAAAGGATTACGAATTTGAATATAAAGGACAAAAAGAAATAGTAGATCTTTCAGAAATAAAAAATAAAGATATTGACTACTCCTTATTGGAGAAAGGAAAGAATGAATTTGCATTTACTACTCCTTCTACAAATACAAATATTACCTTTAAGATCTTAACTCACGGAGATGAAAAAGCAATAGAGCAAGAAATAAAAGGTTTGAAAAAAATATATAAAGACTCTTCAGCAGAACTTACAACAAGGTTAAAAAGAATGATTACATCAGTAGAAGGAAGTCCAGAACCTAAAACAATTAGAGATTTTGTTGACAACTTCTTACTTGCTAGAGATTCAAGAGCCTTAAGAGAGTATGTAAATAAAATTCAGCCAGATGTTGATTTAAGATTCTTCCCGGAAGATGGGCCAGATGGAGGGGTTGATATTCCTATTGGGGTTACATTTCTTTGGCCTGACGCCGGAGTATAGAGCAGGGCTCTTCAATCAACTCCACGATATAGTTTTTCACGGAAAAGGAGGTTATGCTTTTGATACAGTATATGAATTTCCTATATGGTTAAGAAAATTTATACATAGAAGTATGATTGAGTATTTTGAAAACGAAAACAAAGCACATCAAAAACAATCAGGGCAAGGAAATATCCTACAAAATGGACACATCAAAGCACCTGATTATAGCACAAAAGCTTCTAGATAATAGAAGCTTTGCCTATTTATATAAAAATACCTAAACTAAATGGCTACCGCAGACGATTTAAAAAAACAGCAGGAACTTAATAAAGTCTTAGAAGAAGAGAATGAAATTTTAAGAAAGAGGAATAAACTTCAGTCTGATGGGTATGACATGTCTAGCTCTTTGGTGGAATCTTTAAAAGAAGTTTTAGGTATTAGAACTAGACAAAGTACGTTTGAGCAAGATATTTTAAAGGCCAATAAAGATATTAATAAATCAATCCTAAGTCAAAAATCCGGATTACAGGATTTACAGTCAACTAAAATTCAGATACGAAAAAATAATGATCTTATATCAAAAGCGAGCGTATTACAATTAGGGTTAGAAAAGTCAATATCAACAGCTACAAAGCAGAGGGTAGATGGCTATGTCTACTACACATCGCTTCAACAGGATATACAAAAATCTATTGATGAAGAGACCAAAAAACTAGCACAGGGACAAAAAATAGACGAAAGAAGATTATCAATACTTAAAGATAATTTAAACTATATAGACCAAAGAGCAGAAGAAGAATTTGCTTCACTAAGTAACCTAGGCCAGCAACTTGCAATTTCTAAGTTAAATACTAGGGAACTGCAGCTACAGACACAAGAAAGGAAGAAGGATAAAGAAATGCTACTTAAGCTACAAGCCTCTATGGGAATTGCTGGAGCATTAGTAAAGACTCTAGGAACCATACCAGGACTTGGAGATGCAGCAGCAAAAGCATTTGAGGATGTAGAAAGAAAGCTAAAAGCAGATGCAGAGGCAACAGGAAAAGTAGCAAGTAGGTGGAAAACTTTTGGAATGATTGCATCAGAAACAGGTAAACACCTAGGACAGGCATTAACAGACCCAGCTGTAATACTTACTTCTATATTTACCACCTATCTCAAAATCAATAAAGCATCAGCAGATACTGCACATCTTACAGGACAGAACGCAGTAGCAGCCGCTTCCTGGGGAGCTAATTATGCCTCAGCAGTTGATTACCTAGAAACAATAAACGCACTTACCGTACAAACCGGTATGAATGCTCAAAATATTTTCTCAAGTAAAGTAGTAGGACAAGCCGCAGCATTAAAGACTACAATGGGACTTACAGCAGATGAAGCTGGAGGATTGGCAACCATGTCTCAAACTACAGGAAGAGAAGTAGATGGTTTAGTAAAAAGTGTAGTAGCTACAACATCTGCATTTAATGGAGCAAATAGAGCAGCAGTAAGTCAAGGAGTAGTACTAAGAGAGGTTGCAAACACAACAGACTCAATAAAGCTTTCACTAGGAAATAATCCAGAAGCATTAACAAAAGCAGCAGCAGCCGCTACAAGACTTGGACTATCTCTACGGGATGTGGATGATATTGCAGCATCATTAACAGACTTTCAATCATCTATTTCAAATGAATTAGAAGCAGAGTTATTGACAGGGAAAGATCTTAACTTAGAAAAAGCTAGAGAGCTTGCTCTAAACAATGACTTAGAAGGAGTCTCTAAAGAACTATTTAAAAATTCATCTGACATTGCTGAATTCGGTAAGATGAATAGGATACAGCAAGAATCTTATGCCAAAGCTTTAGGAATGACTAAAGATCAGTTAGCAAAAATGGCTTATAATAAAGCACTTGAGGCAGGAATGACCGAGAAGCAAGCATCAGCAGCAGCAGGAGTAAATGCAGAGGAGATGAAAAGAGTTGCAATGCAAGAGAATTTTGCCAAAGCATTGGAGAAAATCTCAGGAGCATTAGCACCTATTCTAGATATTGTAGGAGATGTACTAAGCGTGCCATTTGTGCCATACCTACTAATGGGAGGTTTTGCAGTAATGAAAATAGGAGGAGGTTTATTGGATAGTGCAAAGTCCATGGGATCATTAGCAAAGGGGACTTTAGACTTTGTTAAAAACTTAAACATGAAAGGAGTTTCAGACTTCTTTGGAGGACTAAAAGACAAATTTGGAGCACTTAAAGAAGCCTTTGGAGAAGGCCTTGCAGATAAGGTACAGGAAAAAGTAGCAGATACAGGAGGAAGTATAACTGAAAAACTGGGGGATAAAGCATCAGAAAAAGCAGAAGAGCTTGCTGGAGGTAAAGTGGATAGCTTAGCAGAGAAAGTAGTGGGAGGTGGAGAAGAAGTATCAAAACCAGCAAAAGGTGGAGTTAAAAAAGGTTTACAGGATCTTGCAGCCGGATTAAAATCAATGGGGGGTAAGGGCGTAATACAGGGCATAGGTAACTTAGCTTTAGCAGGACCTGCTATGCTAGTAGCCGTAGCATCTATACCCTTCTTACTTACAATAGCAGCGGTAGGAGTACCGGCAGGAGTAGGACTAAAAGGCTTAGCCTCAGGATTAAAAGCATTAGGCGCAGCCGGAGCAGGAGCATTAGAAGGAATCGGGATTTTAGCTTTGTTTGGAGTTGCATTAATACCCTTTACTTACGCACTATCACTACTATCACCACTTATTGAATCTTTTGGAAAAGCAATTAAATCTACTTTTGAAGGAATAGGAACACTAATACAGTCAGCAGCAGATGGGTTCGTAACACTTATGGGAGCAATGACCATGGAAAAGATATTACCAATGCTACTTTTAGGGCCAGCCTTATTTGGAATAGCAGCAGGACTTGCAGCAATAGCAATTGCAGGACCAATGGCAATACCGGCATTAATAGCTGTAACAGGGCTAGCAGCAGTAGTTGGAGGAGTAGCTACAATATTTGGAGCAGGAGAAAGTAAATCAGCGGGAGAAGCTAAAGGAAAAGGAGAGGAAGGATCCCTTGCAGCAGTAGAGAAGAAATTAGACGATTTAATCTCAGCAGTTAGAGCAGGAGGTAATGTTTACATGGATTCAAATAAAGTAGGTAGAGCACAAGTTCTAGGAAGTTACAAATCGGCATAAACAAACTATTTATAATAAAATAAAACACAAATAATATGGGACTATTAGATTTATTACCAACATCTAACTTAGGGTTAGACGGAGCAACACCATCACAAATACCAAGTGCTAATCCAAACTCAACCCTACACTACCAATCATCAATTAATAACAATCCAAATTTAGCAGGAGGATTTCCAGCACCATCGGAATTAGATCTTGACGGAGTAACCCCGTCTAGATACCTTGATAACCCTCCAGGATAGTATAAATTATGGCAAACGGATTAATAAATCTCCAAACAGACCTTAAAAGTCTTCGTTATGGAAGCGATAAACCCTACATCACTAGTAACATCGGACAAGCTCCGGGAAGCCAAATAGGATTAGAGGTTGAAAGACGTTTGGATGATACTTCCCGTATTGCTCAAATGCTTATTGATAAGCCTGGAATAAAATACCTTTTACATGAAGCCGAACTTCAACAGATAGGAGTAGGTCAGAGAATTAAAAAAGCACAACAAGGAGGAAAATCTCTAGCCGGAGCAGTTTTAGGACAATTAGGAAACACATTAGTTACTACTGTAAAAATTATAGGTTCAACCCTAGCACAAGTTCCAGTAAATGGAACAGGTACACATTTTCTAAAAGGATTTAGAACCGACACATATTTACAGCCCTCAGGAGGAAATACAGCTTCTGGTTTTGCTCAATTTTTTGGAGCAGGAGGAATTGAGGGAGCACCTCTAGCACTTCAAGGGAAACCTATCGAAGGAGTGGCTAAAGAAACAAATTTTGGAACTGAAAAAGACGGTGTTTTTACCCTAGATACGAATATCTCAGCAGAGTATGGGTACGACACGAAGGTGTATAGCGGTAAGGAGTTAAAAGACTATGACGAGGTAAAAAACAGAACACTTCCAGTAGACCAGTATAAGATTGCAAAAGAATATGCAAAGTTAGGTAAAATAATTCCAATAGACTCTGGTTCAGTAAGCCCAAAAGATCCTCTTGTTAAAACAAAGCTACAGCAATCAAAAGCAGGTGATAGTCAGATTGGTACAATAGCAATTCTAGAAGCAGGAGCACCCGCAGTACTTGGAGGAACTCCGCTATTTAATTATGAAAACACAACTACAGGAACAACAGCCGAAGATGCAATAAGGAACTCACAAGTTGGAGCACCTATAGCGACAGGTATAAGGCAGACAACGGAAACACCGGGATATTTAAACAGCCTTTCCAATACAGTATCAGGATCTACAACTATTCCTTTAGGAAGTCAATTTAAAACAAAAAACGATTTTACAGAAGAAAAAAAGTATCGTTCAAAAATAGCACTTACTAAAGATACAACTAAGTCAGACGTAAATGGAGATCCTATAGAACTAACTAAAGTAGGCACTACTTTAGCAGATAACGGTTTAAGCGGAAACCAGAAATACACACCAGAAAGTACATATACAGGAAACAGTACAGAAAAAGTAATCGGAAATGTATTAGGAGGGAAAAAGGTATATACAAAAGAAATAACAGGATCTTTTAGACCAACAGGATTTGCACAAGACTACCAGGCTTCCTATCAGCCGTTTGCTGACCCAGTACCTATTTCTGAAGTAAGTGAAAAAGATGTAACTCCCGGACCTTCCACAGAAATTGTAGATTTTAGAGTAGGAAGCCTATCCTCATATAGCTATGATTACAACTCCAGAACAGTACACAAGGAGCAGAGAGTTGGATTAGGTAATCAAGGAAAAGCTAGAACCAAAACCAGCTACATGGCCGTAGATCGACTAACGGTGGATAGACTAAATGCGCAAGACTTAAGCGACACAATGCTAGAAGGAGTGGCAGAAGCTAGAGACTTTGCAAAATTTTACTTTGAAATAATAACACCAGAAGGATCTAAGTTTATATATTTTAGAGCTTTTATAGATAGTATAGATGATGGGTATACTGCAAACTGGGAGAGCCGTAAATACGTAGGTAGAGCAGAAAACTTTTATACCTATGGCGGATTTGATAGAGATATAAACGTTTCTTTTAAAATAGCAGCAGCAAGTAGATCTGAGATGAGACCTTTATACCGAAAAATGGTGTACTTAGCTTCCTCAACAGCACCAACATATGGAACATCTGGATTAATGAGAGGAACGCTTGCTAGATTAACAATTGGTTCGTACTTTGCTCAAATACCAGGTGTGATAACATCAGTTAAATTTACATTAGATAGTAGCGCTCCTTGGGAAATAGCAATGGGTAACCCAGACGGAGGAGCAGGAAGTGTACAAGATGATGATATGCAAGAATTACCAATGCTACTAAACTGTAGTGTGTCATTTAAACCAATTCACGATTTTGCACCACAAACAGGTCTACATCATTATTTTACTAGTCCAAAACCATTAAATGGATCAGCTCCATTTTTTACAGACGGAGAAGGTGATTTTGAAAAAGCACCAATAACATCTGCAATCGCAGATAAAGCAGCGGCAGATAAACAAGCTGCAGCAATTGCAAGAGCAAGCCAAGCACAGGCAACAAAAGCAGCAGAAGCAAAAGCTTATAATTCAAATCAAGCTAAGGTAAGGAGAATAGTAGGGCCTGTAGATGCATATAAAGTGTCAGAAACAGGAACTCTTCTAGGAAGAGAAACAGGAGGAGGAATCTAAATATAAAGAAATGGCAAATAGATATAGAGATATACAACATTCTAAAACTTCTGATGGAGTAGAGTACATAAACAACCCTATATACCCGGATATCCCCTTATCTGATCAGGACTACTACGTGATCTCTACAGGAGGTGATAGATACGATACTTTAGCACAACAGTTCTATAGCGACTATTCTCTATGGTGGATTATAGCAATGGCAAATAATTCAGAAAGAGCATCACTAATTGTAGAACCAGGAGTGCAGTTAAGAATACCGGCAAATAAAGAAAGCATAATACAGCTATATAGAAGTGTAAATAAATCAAGGTAATGGCAAGCAATCACGGAGCACCAGTTAATAAATCGGTCGCTATTCAATTAGAAAAGAGGAAGGCAGTTATAGAGAAACAAACAGGTAGAACACCTGAGGATTTACTTTATATGAATGCCAAAACAGGCTGGATAAAATTACAATCCTCAGTAAATACATTATCAGATGATGAAGTAGCTTCAATAATTACAGGAACAGATCCCAAAGATGTTAGAGGAAGTAATGAGTTAGCAGGGTATAACATACTTATGGGAGGAGTTCTTAGACCTGATAGAGGTTTAAGAGAGGGAATTGATACTACAGGAGGTTATAACGAAAATGCAGCCTATAATAATAGAAAGGAAAGTACAGGGATAAGACCTATGCCAGGAATAACATCTATGACTGTTAAGTCAAAAAACACCTACGGAACACTTAGAGAAGCAGATGTTAAATTTTCTGTCTGGACTTTAGAGGATTTTGAAATAATGGAAAAAATCTACCTAAGACCAGGATTTTCAGTACTACTTGAATGGGGCCATTCCATGTATATAGACAATGACGGAGTACTTAACAAAGATATTGAGACAATTGGAAACCATTTCTTCCAGCATGGTGTTTCAATGAAGCAAATACTAGGAGATATTGCTACACTAAGAGAGACTACATGTAATAATTACGAAGCAATGATTGGTTACGTACAAAACTTCTCTTGGACATATAGTTCAAACGGAGGATATGAATGTAGTGTAAGTATTATTTCAACAGGAGAAATTTTAGAATCAATGCAATTTCGGTTTGATCCACGGCTAAGAGTACAGGATAATAGTAAATTTGAAGATTCTAAATCAGAAGAAGGAAAAGAACAATTAAAAAGTATATACCACTATGTAATACAAAAACTGTGTAAAAAGACAGATTATGTTTTTACAAAAGCAGATGTAGTAGAAGAATGTGGAGCTTTTTTAGAAGACCTTGAGGATTTTACAGGATACTATAATGATGTACAGTTAGATGAAGGATGGATCGATACAGAAGCAGGAATGCACTGGATACCCCTACGTACCTTTTTTGACCTATTTAATAACTGTATAGCTCCAATAGATAGAACAAAGCCTAAAAAATCACCAGACAGATCGATTGTTAGGTTTAACATTGACTATGAGTATTCAGGTAAACTCCTTACAAGCCCAGAACACTTTTCGATAGATCCAACTGTCTGCGTACTACCTTTCCCGGCTAAATTGACAACACACCATAGGTTTTTCGGCACTAGCGAGGAAACCTTAGAGGTAAAACATTTACACGATAACGGTATAGCAGCTATTGCAGGCGGAACACCGGAAGATGTTTTAAACATATACGTATCACTTGAATACCTAAAAACTGTTCTTGACGGAGCTTTAGATAAGGATGGAAAACTCGATAAAAGTATGCACGATATAGTGGAAACTATAGTCGAAGGCATAAATACAGCTTTGGGAGGAGTAAACGACTTGGGATTGTCCTTTGATGATCAACTAGAAGGAGGAAGCTGGGTACTAGTAGACAGAAACAATACACCTCCAGATTCAGCAGAAGCACCAACATTTACTCTAGCAGGTATTGGAAGTGTTTTTACAGATGTAAGCATCAGCAGTAAAATTTCAAACGAGATAGGATCTCAAATATCTATCGCAGCACAAGGAAGTGCACAAAATACTCATGAAAACGTAGAGAATATTTTAAAGTGGAATCCTGGAGTTGTTGATAGAATGAGAGTAACAAAAGACATATCATCAAAAGAGGAACAGACTAAAGTAGAGATAGAAGATGATACACAGGAAAGAGTACGGCTATGGCTTTTAGACGTAGTATCCGCCTTTGACGACTTTAGTTCCAATGATGGATATAAGAAGGAGGATATGGAGGCTATTAAAACTATGCATGCAGAATGGACAGTTACTAATGTAGTAAAGAAATTTAGAACTCAAAATAAACAGCCAATACCGGGACTTGTTCCTGTAGAACTTTCTTTCAAGACAGACGGAATCGGTGGATTTATAATAGGACAAGCTTTTAAAATAGCAGGAGGAGTACTTCCTAGTAAGTATCAAGATAAATTTGGATACCTAATAACAGGCCTTGAACACAGTGTAGGTACGAACAATAGATGGGAAACATCAGTCACAACTCAATTTTACATAATTGAATCACCAAGTGATATTGAAGTTGCAGCAGCAGGACAGCCAGGTAAGACATCGAGACAGGTAGTAAATGAAGCAGCAGGTATAGCTGGACCTGCAGGAGCTGGTAATAATAAACCATCTGTAACACCGCCAAAAGAACTTATAGATGCTATGAAAAGATACGGCATAACATCCCCAGTAGAAAGAGCTCATTTTCTTGCACAATGCTCTCATGAGTCAGGAGGTTTTGCTTGGAAGAAAGAATTTGCTTCAGGAGCAGCCTATGAGTTTAGGAAAGATCTTGGAAATACCAGATTAGGAGACGGAGTTAAGTTTAAAGGAAGAGGTTATATACAGATTACCGGTAGAGCTAATTACCAAAAATACCAGGACTACTTAAAGAAAATAAATTCAAAAGTAGATATAATGACTAGTCCAGAAACTCTACAGACAAACTACTTTGCAGCAGATTCAGCCTGCTACTGGTGGAAGTATTTATCAAGAGGTATATCCAGTCTTGCAGCAGCAGGAACATCACCAAGTAATGTGAAATCGGTTACTAAAAGAGTAAATGGAGGAACAAATGGATTAGCAGATAGGCAGCAAAAGTTCGATAAGTATTGGGAGACAATTCAAAAAAATAATACAGCTTACACATAACAATATACATGTATTTACCAAAGTCAAAATATAAAAAAGCAAAATCAACTAAAGGATCAGAGTTCATAATAAAAGGAACTACTGAGTACTACAGTGGAATGTACTTTGAAACTTATAAGAAACAATTCTTTTCAGGAACAAAGCCTACGGATAACGGAGTTGAGCTGGAAAAGGTTTCAAATCACGGAGATAGAAACGCAATGCTACTCGCATTAGGTATCGGATTACTAGGTACAGTAGTAGCAGGATTCTTTAAAAAAAAGCCAACTAACTCTGAAAAAGAGGCCGGGATAGCAAAAAGGTACTTTGTACAAGATTTGAATAATAATAAAATTGCTGAGACAGATAAAGTAACTTACAACCAGACAAAGTTAACTGTCCCAAATAGAACTTTTAATGAAGTAGACTGGATTATAAAAGGTCCAGCAGAAGATAAAATGTTTGGAAATTATCCATTTGAAGGAGCAGAATCTAAGAATAAGAAAACAATCCAAGCATTGGAAAAAACTATGCCGGGAATTTCAACCTTTGTAACAGACTATAAATACTTAGTAGAGGAGCCAGTAATTGTACAACAGCAAGACCTTACATCTCAAACTTTTACAGAATTAGATGCAAATACACAATTAGAAAATGATCGAAAAGCAAATTTCGATTTAAGAAAATAGAAACTATTTATAACTAAAAAACCAAAATGGATAATTTTAATTTAAAAAAATTCTTAGTAGAAAACAAATTAACTACTAATTCAAAGTTATTAAAAGAGAATAACGGGTATAAAGAAACAGTAGTATATGAAGATGATGAAAATAGAATTAAGTTAGTATACGAACCAGCAGGAGGCAGTAGCTATGATGCAGATATGGGCATGGAGGGAGAAGAAATGCCATACTACCTAGTAAACGATTTTCACGGGGAAGACTGGGATGTAATAAACAGTTATTTTGAAAATCCTTCAGACAGAGAGATAGCACAAGACATTCAGGATCACCTAGGGGAAGTAGATAGCAAAGGATTCTTCTTAAAAGATTTTGGATATGTGGAAAAAGCAGCTAATATAAAACCAGACACAGCAATGTTCTCTTCAAATGAATAGACTATTATAGAAAATAAAAAACCAAGAAAGCTTGCTTATGCAGGCTTTTTTCGTATATTATAAAAAAAGGTTATGGCATTCTATATAATAGAAACAGAAGAGCAAATCCAATTGCTCAAAAACTTAGGTAGGAAAGGAGGTTTTGTAGAGGTTATTTCTTCAAACGACAACTACCACCCGCTTCTTACTACTACGGTAGCAGTTTACCTAAGACCTTTGAATCACCATGAAGGGTATATTATTCCAATAAGTCATGATGAAGGATTAAATGTATCAAAAAACTGTGTCTCTGACATTTTAAAAGAGTACAGTACACTTTATACATTTGATAAGAAAGAATTGATGTACCACTTCATACTACCGTCAGTTATAGATCTTTCTTTACTTTACTCAATGACTTCTTATACTAGGCTTGAACTTCCAAGATCCAACTCAACTTGCAATTGGTATTACAATCGTTTCTATGATTTTAAAGAAATAAATGCTATAATTCCAATATCAAAGTTATTTGAAAAATGTGAAGAGAATTACAAAGCTTTAGATTGCATATTACAGTACGCAATACCAAATGGTTTTGACTTTTATAATAAAACTGCAACGTCTGTTTTTTTTATGATTGAGAGAGCTGGATTGAGAATAACCCATGAATCCTTCTTAGCATTATTTAAACCAAACAATCCTGTTTACAGTATTGATAATAATATTATTTATACTTCGTATAATCTTTATAATACAACTTCTAGACCAACAAATGCTTTTAATTCTGTAAATTTTGCAGCAATACCAAAAGCACCTGAGTTTAGGAAAGCAATTATTCCTCAGAATGATGTTTTCGTAGAGATGGATTTTGATGGATATCACTTGAGGTTATTATGCGAGCAAATCGGATATGAATTAACAGATGAATCAGCTCACGTTCAATTGGCTAGACTTTATTTTGGAAAGGATGAAATAGCTGAAGATGAATATGCAAAAGCAAAGCAAATCAACTTCCATGCCATTTATGGAAAGATTCCACCGGAGTATGCATTCCTTGAGGTATTTGATAAAATAGAAAAGTACATTGCAACACTTTGGAAACAATTTAAAGAACAAGGATATGTAGAGGATCCAATCTCAGGAAAAAGATTTACACAAGATCTTCCAGACATGCATCCGCAGAAGCTTATGAACTATATGATGCAAAGCTTGGAAACTTCAAGAAATATTCTTATATTAAAAGATGTGTTAATGTTTCTTCAAGACAAGAAAAGTAAATTAGCACTATATACTTACGACGCCTTTGTCTTCGATTTTGATAAGGAAGACGGAAAAGAAACATTAGAATCTTTAGAAAAAATAATGAATCAGGGAGGAAAGTACCCTATAAAATTCAAATACAGTACTAACTTAGTTTTATAAAATAAAAACATATTTATAAATGATACAAAATAATGTAGCGCCAACCATGTTCGATTATGACATCGAATATAATTACAATCACGCAGACATGTCAAACAAACTATTTTGCACTTTCTCATCAGAACAGCAACTGGACGAGATACTAAGCACAATACAGACAAAATACAAGATCATTTATAATAAAATCTTCGTTCTTTATTCAAAGAGTCAAGATGAGTATATTTGTACTTATAACGTAGAATTTGGAAACGTTTCTAATTTCTTAGAAAACACTATCTTAGTGCATAGAAAAAAAGAATCAAACACCTTATACACAATCAATTCACTAAATCGTCTAATCGAATCTCTAAACGGAGGAGTATTAGATACAAACTTCAGAGTGGAATGGAACGACTATCAAAACTGTATACTATTAACAAAAGGAAATGAACTAAAAAGAGTAAATACTAAACTTTTTCGTATTCTGGAAGTGTAGGTTTACCTAAAAACAAGCTATTTATATTAAATAAGAGTACTGCGACCACTCTATAAAAACATTACGGAGATTTTAAAATAATACCTTGTCGCAGAGGGTTTGTTTTAATTTCTCCTTTTTTTATGCAAAAAGAGGGTTGGAAAATTAAAAAAGGTTTCGTATATTATAATAAAGTAAAATAAAGTTAAATTAAAAAAAAAGTTATCATGGATTTAAAAGCGATTAGACAAAAATTAGAAAGTTTAAACAGTGGTGGAAACCAGGACAGAGAGAAGGTCGATTTCGATAAGATTTATTGGAGACCGGCAAACGGAAAATCAACCATTAGAATTGTCCCTTCAGCCTTCAACGCTGCAGACCCTTTCACAGAGGTTAAACTACATTACAACATAGGAAAGTTCCCTATGGTATCCCTTTCAAACTACGGAAAACAAGATCCAATCGAAGAATTCGTAAAAGAATTAAGAAAAACATCTGACAAAGACAACTGGTCATTATCAGGAAAATTATCTCCTAAATCAAGATTCTTTGCTCCTGTTGTAGTAAGAGGAGAAGAAGAAAAAGGAGTTCGTCTTTGGTCATTCGGAGTAAATATCTATAAAGCATTATTGGCTTTAGCAGAGGATGAAGACATTGGAGATTTTACAGACGTAATGAGCGGATGGGATATGGTTGTAGAAAATACACCAGCAGCAGGACCAGGTCAATTTCCAACTACCACGGTTCGTATCAAACCAAAACAAACAGTATTATCAGATGATGATAGTAAAGTAAACTCTTGGTTGAAGGATCAACCAAATGCTTTAGAAGTACAAACTCAGTACGACTACGAATACATTAAGAAAAAATTACAAGAGTATCTTAACCCAGGAGAAGAAATTGCAACACCAGCAAACATTCCAGCTGAATCAATTGCACCAGTTACTACAGCTCCAACTGACTTAGACAAAGCTTTAGGAAGTAATAAAACAGACTTCACTTTGGAGACTGCTGTAGAGGGTAACAAAAGCACTGTAAATAAATTTGACGATTTATTTAACTAAGAAATGGCAATTAAAAAAACAACAACAAAAACCGCTAGCGATATAATCAAAGGCGGTTTTAGTTTGGACAACTTTAAGAAAAACAAAGGGTTCTCAAATACTTCAGTAAAGTTTAAGAGCCAAGACTGGTTAAAAGTTTCAGATGCCTTTACTGAGGTAACATCTCTCAAAGGAATTCCTATGGGACATATTACCCTCTTAAGAGGACATTCTGATACTGGAAAAACAACCTTACTATTAGAAGCAGCAGTAGAAGCTCAAAAGAGACAAGTTCTTCCGGTATTCATTATTACTGAGATGAAATGGTCATGGCCTCATGCTCAAATGATGGGTCTTCAAGTTGAAGAAGTTGTAGATGAAGAAACTGGAGAAATAACTGACTATAAAGGATTTTTCTTATATGCTGATAGAGGAACTCTAAACACTATAGAAGACGTAGCAGTTTACATCCTAGACTTAATCGACGAACAAAAGAAAGGAAATCTTCCTTACGATTTATGTTTCTTCTGGGATTCAGTTGGATCAGTACCATGCGAACTGTCAGTTAGATCAAATAAGAATAATAATGAATGGAATGCAGGAGCAATGTCAACTCAGTTTGGAAATAACGTAAATCAAAAGATTATGTTATCAAGAAAAGAAGCAAGCAAGTATACAAATACTTTAGTGGCTGTAAATAAAGTTTGGACTGCAAAACCTGAACATCCAATGGGACAACCTCGCTTGGAGAATAAAGGGGGAAAAACAATGTGGTATGACTCAACAGTTATTATTACCTTTGGAAATATAACAAACTCAGGAACAAGTAAAATCAAAGCTGTTACAAAAGGTAAGGAGTTTGAATTTGCTAAAAGAACTAAAGTTCAGATAGAGAAAAACCATATTGATGGAATTCAATCTAGAGGAGCAATCATTATGACAAGTCATGGATTTATTGCAGACGATAAGAAAGCAATTGATAACTACAAGGATACTCATAAAGGATCTTGGGCTAACACTTTAGGGTCAACAGACTTTACAGTAACAATCGAAGCCGAAGTAGGAGAAGATGTAAGAACTGATATGGAAATGCTCGATGAGTAGTTATTTAGACATCCTAAATAAAATCGAAAAAAAACCAGACAGGAAACTAAACGACCATGTTTTAATTGTAGATAGTATGAATACCTTTATAAGGTCTTTTGCAATGCTACAGTCTATGAATCCGCAAGGGCACCACACCGGTGGTCTTGTTGGCTTCCTTAGATCATTAGGGTTCCTAAATAGAACAATTGACCCTACTAGAATCATTTGCGTATTTGACGGACAAGCTTCTTCTTCAAGTAGAAAGAGTATTGATCCTGAATACAAAGCAAATAGGAACATTAAGAGGATTACCAATTGGGAAATATTCGACGATAAAGATGATGAATTCCAGAGCATGACAATGCAAATGGGACGATTGGTTGAATACCTACAATGCTTACCTCTAACTTTAATCTCTATTGATAAGATAGAAGCAGATGATACAATTTCGTATCTAGCTCAAAAATTTGGAGCTAATGGAAAAAAAGTAACAATTGTTTCTTCTGATAAGGATTTTTTACAGATAGTAGATGAAAATATAGAAGTTTATTCTCCTATCAAGAAAAAAACCTACGGAAAAAAAGAGGTACAGGAAGAAATAGGTATGATTCCTGAGAATTACCTAATCATGAAAGCACTACTGGGTGATAATTCAGATAACCTGACAGGAATAAAATCTCTTGGTCCAAAAACACTACTAAAGGAATTTCCAGAATTAATAAATAACCCATCTGTCCAGCTACAGGATATTTACGATATTTGTGAACAGAAGTTGCAGGAAAAGAAACCAAAGAAAGTCTTTGCAAGTATTATTTACGATTGGGAAAAAGTAAAAACTAATTGGGAACTAATGAATCTTTTAGAGCCAAGGTTGGGAGATTACGAAATAGTTCATATATTAGATAAGATAAGAGAGACAATACCTTCTTTACAGGTAGCTACTTTCTTAAAAATGTTAGAGGCAGATCAAATCGAAGCTCTAAACAAAAACGTTGAAGGCTGGTTGGAAATTTTTAGACCGCTTTCGACATATAAAAAATAAGTTATAATAAAATAAGTTACATGACATCATTAGCAAAATTATCGTCCTACGGGAAAGGATTCCAATTAAAAGTATTGGGAGCATTATTGACAGACAAAAAATTCCTGCTTAACACAAGAGATTTACTACAGCCAGATTATTTTGATTCAGATGCCCATAAATGGATTCTAGAGACTACTATTAAGTACTATGATAAGTATCATACTACAATTTCATTAGAGGCATTAAAAATCGAATTGCAAAAAGTAGAGAATGATATTTTACAGGTAGCAGTAAAAGCAGAATTAAGAAACTGTTACGAAGCAACTCAAGAAGATCTAGCATACGTTGTAGAAGAGTTCACCACTTTCGCAAAAAATCAAGAGCTTAAAGCAGCACTATTAAACTCAGCAGACCTTTTAAATCAAGGAGACTTTGATGGAATTAGAGGATTGATTGAAAGAGCTATGAGAGCTGGTATGGATAAGAATATGGGCCATGAATACAATAAGGATGTAGAAAGCAGATATAGAGAAAACTACAGACCAACTATTCCAACTCCTTGGCCTATTATGAATGAAACCATAGGAGGAGGTTGGGGACCTGGTGATTTAATTATTATGTTTGGAAATCCTGGAGGAGGAAAGTCTTGGACTATGGTTGCAGCAGCAGCACATGCCGTACTAATGGGATTCAATGTAAATTTCTATACTCTAGAATTAGGAGAAGACTATGTAGGAAAACGTTTTGACTGCTACTTCACCGGACATGGAATTGAAGAAGTAAATAAACATAGAGGAGAAGTTGAAAAGATTGTAGGTAAGTTGAAAGGAAAATTAATCGTAAAAGAATATCCACCAAAAGGAGCTTCAATCAATACAATTAAGTCTCACATTCAAAAATGTATAGATATGGATCATAAACCAGATATGATTGTTATTGATTATGTTGATTACTTAAAAGCACCTTCAAAATCTCGTTTCACAGAGAGAAAAGATGAAATAGATGATGTATTTATTGCAGCAAAAGGATTAGCTAAGGAACTTCAAATACCTATTCTAACACCATCTCAAGTTAACAGAATGGGTGCTAAGGATTCAGTAATTGAAGGAGATAAAGCAGCAGGCTCTTATGACAAGATGATGGTTGCAGATATTTGCCTATCTCTTTCGAGAATGAAAGAAGATAAAGTTTTAGGAACAGGAAGAATTCACGTTATGAAAAACAGATACGGAATGGATGGAATGACTTGGGATGCAAAAGTAGATACAAATAACGGACATATTGAGATTCTAGGAAACATGTTAATAGATGAATCAGGCGATAAACCTAGAGGAAGTTATAAAGATATTGCTAACAAATTTTTTGAACTAGAAAGCCAAGTTCCTTTTTAGAGCCTATTTATTTCTACAGTCTTAACTAACAAAAAGCAGCAGAATGAGAAAAACTTAGGGAAACACGAGGTTTAAAGGGGAAAAACCCCTTAAAGCAGTAAAAAAAGAGGTTATATGAAAATTAAAGAGTATTATATAAAAACAATTAAAGAGAATTACTAGTAGAAAATTATGGACGCATCACAAAAGATTTTATCCGACCTAACAGTTTACATGAAGTATGCAAAATTCACACCAGAACATAACAGAAGAGAGAGCTGGAATGAATTAGTTACCCGAAACAAGGACATGCATATTAAGAAGTTTCCCGCTTTAAAAGAGGAAATAGAGAAAATATATTCTGAATATGTTTTAACGAAAAAAATATTACCATCGATGAGATCGATGCAATTCGCAGGAAAACCTGTGGAGATTTCCCCAAATAGAATTTACAACTGTGCGTACCTACCAATCGACAGCATCGATGCATTCTCAGAAGCAATGTTCCTTTTACTAGGAGGAACCGGAGTAGGATACTCAGTACAAAAACACCACGTTGAAAAACTACCTGAGATTAGAAAACCAAGTACTAATAGAAAGAGAAGATTCTTAATCGGAGATTCAATTGAGGGTTGGGCTGATGCAATCAAAGTAGTATTTAAATCCTACACAGGAGGAAGTGTTTCAACACCTGAATTTGACTTTTCAGATATTAGACACAAAGGAGCACAGCTTGTAACATCAGGCGGAAAAGCACCAGGACCACAACCGCTTAAAGATTGTATTCATAAACTCCTAAGCATACTGGAAGCAAAAGAAAACGGAGAAAGATTAACAACAATCGAAGTGCATGATATGGTTTGCCACATTGCAGATGCAGTTCTAGCAGGAGGAATTAGAAGAGCAGCATTAATTTCATTATTCTCAGCAGATGATGAAGAAATGATTGCTTGTAAATCAGGTCCATGGTGGGAGAACAATCCACAAAGAGGTAGAGCAAATAACTCTGCAACTTTATTGAGACATAAAATCACAAAAGATTTCTTTATGGATCTATGGAAAAGAGTAGAAGCATCAGGAGCAGGAGAGCCAGGATTCTATTTTACTAACGATAAAGATTGGGGAACTAATCCTTGTTGCGAAATCGCCCTACGTCCAAATCAATTTTGTAACCTCTGTGAGGTAAATGTATCTGATATTGAATCTCAAGAGGATTTAAACAATAGAGTAAGAGCTGCAGCATTTATTGGAACTCTTCAAGCAGGGTATACAGACTTTCATTATTTAAGAGATGTATGGAAAAGAACAACTGAGAAAGATGCTTTGATTGGAGTATCTATGACAGGAATTGGATCTGGAGTTGTAATGAAATACAACATGAAGGAATCGGCTAAAGTTGTGAAAGAAGAAAACGAAAGAGTTGCAAAACTAATTGGAATAAATAAATCAGCTAGAACAACAACAGTTAAGCCAGCTGGAACAACTTCTCTAACACTAGGAACTTCATCAGGAATTCATGCTTGGCATAATGATTATTACATCAGACGTATTAGAGTTGGTAAGAATGAATCAATCTACAAATACTTAGCAGAAAATCATCCTGAATTAGTAGAAGATGAGTTCTTCAGACCTCACGATACAGCAGTAATATCTGTACCACAAAAAGCACCACAAGGAGCTATACTGAGAACTGAAAGCCCTTTCGATTTATTAGAGAGAGTTAAAAAAGTATCACAGGAGTGGATAAAGCCTGGACATAGGGGTGGCTCAAACACTCACAACGTCTCTGCAACAATAAGCCTAAAAGCTGAAGAATGGGATCAGGCAGGTGAATGGATGTGGGAGAACCGCTCATTCTACAATGGATTATCAGTTTTACCCTATGATGGAGGAACATATATTCAAGCACCATTTACGGATTGTACAAAAGAGGAGTTTGAAGCATTGGCTGAAAAATTACACTCAATCGACCTTACACAGGTAGTTGAATATTCAGACGAAACAACCCTAACAGACTCAGTTGCATGTGGTGGCGGAGCTTGTGAAGTACGTTAATACTATGGTACCACTAGGAACAGATTGGATCTACCAATTATTCATAAAAGAAACAACGAAAAAGCAACCTGAATCTCCTGAGCCGACAAAAAGCCAGGAGAAAAAGTTGTTAGAAGGTAATAAATTATGGTAACAGCAATATTAGTAATCGCAAATCTTCTTATAGCATTTCTAGGAATTAAAAGTATTAATTATCTTAAAAGTGAGATTAATAGACTAGAACTTGAGTTAGAGGAGAAAGATGCTTCTCATATAATTGAGAAAGCAAAAGTAAAGAAAGACTCTACATTTAGATCGTCAGCAGTAAATTGGGGTAAAACAATTGAGCATTTTGTTCCCTTTATGACAAAATTTCCAGTCCCGCCTGAAGATGTAGTATTCTTAGGGATGCCAATTGATTATGTAGGATTCACTCACACAGATAGTAAGACTAAGTGTGAAGTGCATTTTATAGAAGTAAAATCAGGAAATGCATTCTTGATGGGAAAACAGAAAAATATTAAACAAGCAATACTTGACGGAAGAGTCAAGTGGCACGAAATTGCTGTAGATGGAAATCGAGCAGAAATAATAGAAGAATAAAGTTAAAAAGAGTTGGTAAATCAGCTCTTTTTTCTTATATTAAAGTATGGATAAGTACTGTTTTAAATTTAAAAAAATAATTTACGAACTCACAGACAAGTGGGAAGAGACTTGTGTAAACGATTCTAAGGATTTTCAAATGGAACAATTTAAATACCTACTAAAGGTACACGACTATCTTACAGTAGAAAATCGAATAATAAATCAAATAATGTTAGGATATTTGAAAGAAAGTTCATATATTAAATAATAATCAAAAATCAAATTTATGTCAAAGAATTCAGCAAAAACAAACTACGAACAATTAATGGCTTGGTTACCAACTCTAAAGAGTAAAAGGGTATCACAGGAAATTACAAAAGAGCAACCAGGAGGAAAATTTAGTAAAGCAGACTATTATAAAACAAAAGGAGTATAATGAAAAAGACAGTAATCAAATTTTATGCAGATTGGTGTCAACCTTGTTTGGCCTACGCACCAATTTTTGAAAAAGTAAAACAAGACCTAGAGAGTGATCAGATTGAATTTGTAGAGGTAAATGTTGATAAAGATTCGAAGAACCTATCAGGGGAGTACGGAGTAAAAGGAATTCCACACACAGTATTACTTGAAGAAGGAGTCAAAGTAAAAGAACAGTCAGGAAGAATGTCTGGGGAAATATTAAAAGAATTTATTTTAAACTAAAAACAGAAAATGTTATGTTAAGAAATCCAAAAACAATATCAGTATCGGATGTAGTAATAGAAGACCCTATTATGGAACCATTTTTTATTACAAAATCACAGACAGGAGGTTATACAGTCTTTGAAAGAGTGATAAAGGGGAAAAAGGATACGGACTATTTAAGAACAGTTTGTTATCCCTCCTCTTTTAATTATGCATTGAAGGTTATTTCAAAAGAGTTGTTAGGTACAACAGAAAAGAAACACTTCGGATCAATAAGAGAATACATAAAGGCTTGGGAAGAAGTGCAGTTAAAAATGCAAACAATGACAACAATAGAGTAGACAAAATGGGAGAAGTAATAAGTCACGCAATAGGTACTTGTGGGGAGAATCATCCAAGTATTCTAACTATACCTGCATTTATCCTTGCAGCAGGAGTATATTTTTCTCATATTAAATCAGTAATTAAAACAAAAATACAGTTATGGAAAAGAAATTAGTATTACACGGAGTTAAATTTTCACCTAGTACAATCTTCAGTAAAGTAGATGTACTGAGAATAGTTAACAGTGTAGACGAAACCCCAATTAAAATTTATCAAATGGAAGAAAAACCAGAAATGATGTCCTTATTTGATTTTTTAGGACATGCAGCGGGAGCAAGTTTAGGAGCAGCTGTATATAGTACAGCTAGTCGAACTAAAGAACCGGTAGAAACAAGACTAGTAGAAACTAGAACCTATAGAGGAAAGGTAATGCTTTATAGAAAAGCTTTCTTAAATGACTATTTTAAAAGTAAAAGAGTTTAAGTATGAAAAAAACAAAACGACATGTAGTTGTTAGCCTTAGCGGCGGGATGGACTCAAGTACATTATTACTTAGATGTCTAAAAGAGTATGATAGTGTAACAGCTATTTCATTTGACTATGGTCAAAAACACAGAGTAGAGTTAGAGAGAGCTCAAGCATTGGTAGATTACATTAATGGAATTCAAGAGATGTTCTCACTCGATACTTTACCTAATCCTATTAAGTATCGTCAAATCCAATTAAACGGATTAGCAGACCTATTAGATTCAGCTTTAGTAACAGGAGGTGAAGATGTACCAGAAGGTCACTATGCAGAAGACAACCAAAAAGCAACAGTTGTACCTAATAGGAACAAAATATTTGCTTCAATTACTCAAGCAGTAGCTTTATCAGTTGCAAATAGGACAAAAGAAAATTGTGATATTGCTTTAGGAATCCATTCTGGAGATCACGAAATTTACCCGGACTGTAGACAGGAATTCAGAGATGCTGATGACTTAGCTTTTAGAATTGGAAACTGGGACTCAGAACGTGTAGGATTCTTTACTCCATATTTAGAAGGGGATAAATTTACTATCTTACAAGACGGAGAAACACTATGTAGAGAATTAGGATTAGATTTTAATGAAGTCTATTCAAGAACTAACACCTCCTACAAACCATATCCCTCAGGAAATAGTGATTATAAATCAGCTTCAAGTGTAGAAAGAGTTTTAGCTTTTATTAAATTAGGAGTTGCAGATCCAGTACAATATGAAGACGAAACAGGATTAGTGAGTTGGGAAGTAGCTAAAGCTCATGCCTTGCAGATTGAAAAAGACTTTCTAGAAGAAAAGAAATAGAGTAGTACCTAATGGAATGGTAGTTCCGAACTATTTATAATAAAGGAACTACCATGCATTATATTTACATTACAACAAATCTCATTAACGGAAAGTATTATATAGGAAAGCATAAAGGAGAGATAGACGATAAATATTTAGGTTCTGGAATAATTTTGAAGCAGGCCATAGAAAAATATGGAAGAGTTAATTTTGAAAAAGAAGTCATAGTTATCTGTTCGACAGAAGAAGAAGTTAATACCTGGGAGAAGAAAATTATAAAGGAAAATCTAACCGACCCAAAATGTTACAATATAGCTCCAGGAGGAGAGGGAGGGTATACTATTAGATACTTCTCAGAAGAAGAAAGACAGAAAGTAAGACAGAAAGCATCAAAAAGTTACAAACAGTATTTAGCAGATCACCCAGAGGAAGTTAAAGCTCGACAAGATAGGCAAAGAATAACATTACTTTCTAATATAGAAAATCATAAAAGTGCTGTTAAAAGAGGATTATCTCTAAAAACAAAAGAGGAAAAAGAAGATCAGCATAAAAAAGTAACACAGAGAAAACTAGAGAATGGATACTACAGTGAATTTCAACTAATAGATCCAGTCGGAAATATAATAATGCAGAGTATTGGAGCAGAGAGTATAGCAAAGAAGTACGGAGTAACACCTAACGGAATACGGCTAGCCTCTAAACATCAACAGACTATTTCAAGAGGAAATTTAAAAGGGTATAAAGTAAACAAAATATAAATTATGAACGAAGAAAGTATGACAAGAGAGCAAAAATTAGAAACCATCGTAAAACTATTTGCTAAGGCAATGTTTTATGGGGATTGGAAATGGGAAACTCCAAACGAAAGAGTAATTGAAATGCTTATGAGAGAAGTCGATCTATATCCTTTCCCAAATGAAGATGCTATGATTCATAACACAAAAGTAGATGAAAACTTATACTTAGAAGCTAAAGAAAAAGTCAAAGGGAGATATGACAGTAAAGGAACAGAAGCATTAACAGAACATAACGCTTAAAATTATGAACGAAACAACAACATTATCAACAGCAATCCTAAGCGGATATTCAGGAACGTATGGAAATGTAACACACCTTGACGGAAGAAGTGGAACATTTACTTATCCAAATAATTTAGGACTATCAACAGTAACAATAAATCAAAATAACATGGTAAAACAAGTAAAAGTAGCTGTATTTACAGTAGAGAGAAGTGAAGACAATAAAATAATATCTACAACATTTGTAAAAGAATTATGGGTAGAGGTTAAAAACGGAACATCATTGGAATTGACTGTTGCTAAGCAATTGAATAACGACTTTGATCCAAGTACTACTATCATCAAAGAAATCTACTCAGTTACGTTCTAATATGGGATTCTACAGAAAGAAACCAGTTACCGTTGAAGCTGTTCAACTAAGAGATGTAGAACTACGAACTCTAATGGCACTTCAAAACTTTGCAGGACTTGGTAATGATGTTTTTGAGGCTGTAGAGGATGGAATATTGATAGACACACTAGAAGGTAAAATGAAAGCCTCTGTAGGTGATTTCATCATAAAAGGAGTACAAGGAGAATTTTATCCATGTAAACCAGATATTTTTGAAAAAACTTATGAAGAAGTTTGGGATTAAAAGAAAAGTTCGTATATTAAATTATAATAAATAAACAAACAAAAATGAAAAAAGTATTTTTAGCATTAGCCATTATGGCTTTAGTAACAGTAAGTTGTAATAAAGTAGTAACTGTTGAGAAAGTAACAGTAGATTCAACAGCAGTTCAAGTAGATAGCGTAAAAGCTGATACAGTACAAAAATAAAACACCTCCCAGTAGATAGGTCCGCCAATAAAGTCTTTAAACAACGTGGGAACTGCGGCTCTCCCAATGTGGCTGGAATGTTTTAAATTTACCAATGCTTGCTGTTAATTAATGGTAGTGCTAAACAGATGAAAAAGGGTTTATAGTAATCTAGAGTACAAGCAAATCATTAATCAGAAACCCCGAAAGACCCAGATTGGTAAAAAAGAATTAGTTGGTGTAATGGTAACATGGGTAGCGAAAGCCGCTCGGATAAGGGTTCGACCCCCTTACTAATTCCAATGAGTTGATTACTCAGACAGCTATGCCTAGCTAGAAAGGCATCGACATACTCTTGGGCGTGAGGCAAGAGCGGGTTTTGAAATCTATTTTCGCCGTTACGGAAAATAGGCTCGGAAGGCAACATATTTCGGAGGTCTAATCAACCACAATTGCAAAACAGTCAGGTGGGCGTAATGAGGGATTGGTCCCGAATCCTTTAAATATAGGTTGCTTCTCCGGTTCGAGTCCGGCCCTGACTACAAATTTTAAGATTACCGTTCTTTGAATTTAAAAAACAAAACTATGGAACAAATTTTAGCGTTTGCTTTAGGTGTTGGTGCAGTTGCCTTTGTATGGGTAGTTGTGGTAGCGTTTAAGACAGTAGGAAAATTAAAAGAGATTGATCAATTATTCTCAAGACATCAAGAATGGATCTCATCAAACGATCAAGTAATAAATCGTAGAGTTGATCAAGAAGTTGATCGAGTAAATCAATTAGTAGATGAGGTTTACTCAACAATAGATTCTAGACTAGATAAACTAGAGGCAAAGATTACAAAAGAACAAGGTTCAAAACAAATATTAAAAGGATAAATTAACAAAAAAGAACGGTAGTCATAAAATAAATTCTCGTATATTTATATTAAATAATAACAACAATGAAAAAATCAGAATTAGTTAAGATTATAAAAGAGGCAGTAACTCTTAAAGAAGAAAAATCAGTAGATCAATTAATGACTGATTTAGGAGATGCAATTCTTGCAGATGATAATGCAGCAATGAAAGTTGCTTTCAAGAATTTGAAATCAGGACTGATTGGAAGAATAAAAAATAAAGTAGATAAAAAATAAATCAACTTATAGTTGGTTTGGAAAGAAAAAGTTCGTATATTTATATATAGAAAGAAAGTAAAATGAAAGCACAACAAAACATACATCAACTAAATATGATAGCGGAAAGAGCCATTAGCCAATGGTCGGATTCGTTATGTGGAGTTATTATTGTTGGCTTTACGTATAATAACGAACCGAAAACAACCAAAACCGGGATATGATATAATTAAATTATACATATAAATTCTAATAAGAACCCGGATCAAAAAAAAGATTCGGGTTTTTTATTAAAATAAATTAAAAAAAAGTTGCTAGAAAGAAATAAAGATCGTATATTTAGGTATAAGAAATAAGAATAAGAGTTCATTGACATATTGGATAAAATTAAACGGAGAGGTGGCAGAGTTGGCCTATTGCGCTAGTCTTGAAAACTAGAGATCCCTTAAAAGGTCCATGGGTTCGAATCCCATCCTCTCTTCTGCAGACAATTTGCCCGTTCGTATAAAAGTAGTACACATGTCTTTGACACATGCGGAGAAGGAGCGTTACCTTCATGGGCAACAAATTAAATTGCTAGTAGCGAAGCTAGGTCACATGCCTCACTTGGACTGAGGAGTACGCAGGTTCGAATCCTGCCTATTAGACAAATTGCCCTTCAAGCTTTAAGGTGAAGCACGATACTTTTAATATCGGGAACTAGGGCCAGTACCTAGGAGGGGTACGAGAAGTGACTGTTACTAATTCATAGAAGACCGCGAAGAACTCGAAGCGTAGAATTAGATTTGCCTCGTTGGCGTAATAGGAGCGTATTTGTTTTACATGCAAAGGGCGGTGGAGCGTAACCATCACGAGGTACAAAAATGGGGATGATAGTTTATACGGTACGGCAATTCCGTATATAAGTTCATAGCCATACTGCGAACAGCATCTTTTGCCGAGGACAATAAGTAGCAGTTTCATTAAAAGTGTACCGGATGCACACTGGGCCTTGAAAAGCCCGGAAGGTAGGGTTCAAGTCCCGTTAATGAGCGAACAGGGTTTCACACTTAAACAGCCAACTATGGAAAGTGTAATCGGGAAGTTTCAGCATCTGGTGATGTAAGCGGTCTGTAAAATCGTTCTGTAAGAAGGTGTGGTTCGATTCCACAATTTCCCACTGTATTAACCTTGGACCTTTGGTATAGCTGGTGCGTACGCTAGTCTGAAGAACTAGAGGAGTAGGTTCGATTCCTGCAGGGTCCACAAACAAGTCCGTAGTCAATGGTGACGACTGGATCTTTTAATCAGATATGCATGGACTGTCTTAGACGTAGGGCGGAAAATCATAAAGGGTTAAATAGAATATGCCTCTGAAAGGTCGACAGGATGAGAGTATTTGACAAGATTTAGCAGACAGGTTCGATCCCTGTTATGTGGCTCAAAATTGATCTGAAGCTTAAGAGGTATATAGCGGAGGTTTGTTAAACCTAGGATAGCAGGTTCGAGTCCTGTCAGATCAGCAAAATTACTGAGATTGAATGATACGAGCTTCATACGTTCGAAAAGAGTCAGGCAGTAGTTTAAAATGTTCGTATAGATGTGCTGTGGATACGCAGAGAACACATCGAGTGGGTTAATGATGGTAATATGGTTTTACACACTAAATACTAGTTAGGTGCAAAAGGGTAACAGCATAGTACAAGTAATTAACAAGGTTGGTTCGATTCCAGCTACGGGCGCTACTGCTCCTATAGTAGAATGGTTAGCACACATCTCTGATAAGGATGAGATCAAGGTTCAATTCCTTGTAGGAGTACAAAAATGGAGAGTAAAACAATCAGGGTATTGTCACCGCCTGCTAAGCGAGTGGTTCTGTAAAATGGATGGATTTCGAGTATTCTGCTCTCCGCAAAAGTAATAATGCAGAGTTACAAAAGACAGCCTTGCTATGGTAAGATAGGTGTAGGGGATATGTAACGTAGGATAGGCTTACCATCGAATCCCCGTATTACTTTTTTAAAAACCTGGTCCCCGTCCTCACAACGTACCTAAGGAGTACAGGAGTAGAATGTGCATTCGGAGCCCTGTGGTAAGACACTTTAAAATTATAAGCACAACGATAAGTTATCCGGGTTCTTATCAAACTACCAATTGATCTAGGATCGAAAATATCTCATAAGTATTTTCAGCCAGGAGCGTAACCTGGAATTGGTACTAAAGCTAAATAGAATGGGGATAAGTACCCATGTGGAGGTTGGTTAGCCCATCTCATCACCTATCGAGAATCTCTATTTAGTTTTTATATGGTGTTCGAAGCTTTTTAGTGAAGTGCAAGACTGTGGATCTTGAGAAGACGGGGCGGTACCGTCCTTACACCCGACAACTCCCAAAGGGAGATTGACCTGGCCAGAGACTAGTTCTTGCAAACTCGATGCCTAAAGTTGAGCTGCCAATCTACGGGATTGGCTTTATACTCCGGTGGTGGAACGGTAGACACATCATCTTTAAACGGTGACGCTTATGCGTGAGGGTTCGACTCCCTTTCGGAGTACAACTGGTCTTATAGTTTAATTGGAAAAACTTATCGCTACGAACGATAGAACAAAGGTTCGATCCCTTTTAAGACCTCAACTGCCCTATTAGTTAAACGGATATAACAAATCTCTTCTAAAGATTAATTCTAGGTTCGATTCCTGGATGGGGTACAAAAAAATCGCATGGATAGACAGATGATTATTTCAAAAGAGCTATTAAAGAAGTCTGATCAACTTTGGTAGAGTAAGCGATACTCTGCAAATGCGTCAGTGGTGCAATGGTAGCATACCGGTCTCCAAAACCGACGATGAGGGTTCGACTCCCTCCTGGCGTGCTAAAATAAATTGTTTCATTAAAAATTAAAATCATGAGTAAGTACCAAAGAACACTGGTAATCGATTCAAGCTTTATGGCAAGAAGCATTATCTCTACAGAAAGAGCTTTCGTGATTTCATATAAGGGTAATGCAGAAATAATAGCTGAACATCCAGAAACATTCGGATTAGTAAATCCACAACTAGAAATATTTAAACCTTCAATCATAAGAGTGTTTAAATACGTAAAACAAAACATTCAAAAAGTTCCTCTAACAAGAGAGAATGTTTATCGAAGAGATAATTATGAATGTGTTTATTGCGGTAACAGCCATATAAAGTCACTAACACTTGACCACGTTATTCCACAATCAAAAGGTGGAGCAAATGCTTGGGATAATTTAGTAACAGCATGTAGAAGCTGTAATGGGGCTAAAGCAGATTTAACTCTTGAGGAATATGGAAAAGAAATACCTGAACCAAAAAGACCTCACTACTTAATGCTGATGAAGCAATTGGAGTATATTCCAAAAGAATGGGAAACATTTTTATTTTTCTAGTAAAAAAAGTTGCTAGAATAGAATAAAGTTCGTATATTTAAGTATAAGAAAGAAACATCACCTACTACGTAACGCACGATCGACGACACGTACTGTCTGGCAGGTCAGGCTAGGTGAAAATGGTCCTCAGGCTGATGGTTAAGCTTCATGTCTGCAAAATGTGAGATTCAGAGTTCGATTCTCTGGAGGACCTCAAAAAAGTAAATTAACTATGATAGCAAGTTTTATATGTGTAGCGATAGTCTTTGTGTTCTTCGGAATTAAAATAAATGATGACAATTAAGATTAAAAATAAATTAAAAAAAGCTTGGATATTAGAAATATAGTTCGTATATTTAAGTATAAGAAAGATATTTAAGGTTCGACCCTCTACCAACGATTTTACACCAATCAATGGACATCGAGAGGGAGCTACCGATTGATAAGTGACCGCACATGCGGTAAATTGCCCGAGTGGTGGAATTGGTAGACACAGCGGTCTTAGAAGCCGTGGCGTAAGCTTGAGAGTTCGAGTCTCTCCTTGGGTACAATAGTAGGACCGGGTTACCGGATATGAGTTCCTTAATTGGACAGAAGGACTGGAGTACTAGTCGCCTACAACTAAGAATTAGAGTTAGCTTATAGTAAAGCAGCAGGGGCTAACCTGCAGAACGGATACGAAAACCGACTCTAATTTATTTGGTTCTTACGCATAAGTGGTGGTGCACAGCATTTGTAACGCTGAATAGAGTCAGTTCGATCCTGACAAGAACCTCAAAGTGTTGTTCCCGTGAGAAAGGAATGAGATGAATTGCATTAGAATTTTCCCGTGCACAACACAGAGGAACTCAACCTCAAACTGCGACTATCGTATAATGGTTATTACTTTTGGCTTCCAACCAGAAGATGACAGTTCGATTCTGTCTAGTCGCTCTAAAATACTCCTTGTATAGGGAATACACAAGATAACTGCAGAAGAGACCTGCCGATTGGATTTTAGCGTAAAGCCTCCGACCACACAACACTGGAGAATCTAAAGGACTAAATTAAAGCGTGAAAACAGTATACAGTGCTCGGTGAATAATAGTATCCGATAATGAGTATTTTACTTGCTGCCATCGTCTAACGGTCAGGACCTATGGTTTTCATCCATAAAATCGGAGTTCGATTCTCCGTGGCAGTACAATCGGGGCTATCGTATAAAAGCAATTACAATGGTTTTGCAAATCATAGAACACGGAGCATTACCGTGTAGCTCCACAAAATCGATCATAAGAGGATTGACCTATGAGGCTAATAGGTAAGTGATTGACACTGGAAAGACAGAGGTGGTTGACAGCTCG